GCAATGTCACGGGGATGTCACAGGAAAAAAGCGTGACAAGTCACGGCAATGTCACGGGGATGTCACGGGAAAAGAGCGTGACATGTCACGATCCTGTCACAGACAAAGAAAACGAGGAAGAGAAAGACAAAGACAAAGAAAGAACCAAAGAAAAAGAAAAAGAAAGAGAAGGAGAAAAAGAAGTTGATGTATCTTCTGACGAAGATACATTGTCCAGTTCACTTTGTGAACCGGATTTCGAGCCGCTCAAGAAACAGATTGCATACCAGCAGATTCTGGAGGACTATAATCGAACCTGCACCGACCTGCCTTCCATCCATGCGATAACAGACGGGCGCAGGAAGCAGATCCGCGCGCTGATAAATGGCATGGACAAGGATAAAATAATGCCGGGGGACTCCATTTATGAGCGGTTACATACCCTTTTCCAAAAAGCGCAGGAGAGTGATTTCCTTTCAGGGAGGAATGGTCACTGGAGGGGATGTGCGTTTGACTGGCTGATTAACAAGGCAAACGCGTTGAAAGTACTGGAGGGTACGTATGCAAACAAAGAGCATGTAAGGGGTGGAAATACGGAGAAACGGACGAATAAGTTTTCTGATTTCCCGCAACGCAATTATGACTTTGGGGAAATGGAAAAACAAATATTGCGTAGGGAATGACGGAAGGGGCAGGAAACGTAAGTGTTTTGAAAGGGGCAGCAGGTAGAAACAGTGGTTTCGTTAGAAAGGAGGCAAAAATGGGGGATAGGGTATTATTGAAAGTCCATAAGGATGAGATCACGGTATCAGAAACAATCCGGACGTTAATGGAGGATTACGCCGCCCGTGGATATCAGGTAGAGCGCCTGAGTAGCAGGAGCTTTAAAATCATCTTGGTGGGCGGTTGGGTACATATCTTTTGGCAGGATGACCGTATCTGGCAGGAAGTTGTGGAAGCAGAGGGAGTGGAGGAACCCTCCTCTTCAGGACAGAAGGAATCAGATGGAGACAAGGAGGAACCTGAAACCAAAATGTCAGTTTTTAAATATCAGCCACCAGTTTTGTTGAGGATGGAGGGATACTATTGCATCCTGCTGCCGGATGGCAGCGCCTGTCCCATCCTGAATCGTCTGGCAAACCCGAACTATATCCATAAGGGTAAACGGGTGTTCCTAACAGAGGGACAACAGGAGGAGCTGCGCAGGTTTTGCAGGGACATGGGGAAAAGGAAGGAGAAGCAGGATGAAATTATATGAATTGATGGATGTGATGCACGATGGGCAGTCAAGTATCAGTATCTGGGATGGGATAACAAAGTATTTTTATGGATATGATGACGGACTAAAATGGCTGAAGAAGGAGCCATTGTTCCAAACAATCAAAAATAGGGAAGTACTCGGGGTAGTGACCGATATCCAGGATATTGACCTGGTAGGGGTTTGTATCCGGATAGCGGATAAGGAAGAGCCAGCAAGGGATTATAGACAGGATGCAGCAAGCATATTGTCAGTGCTTTGTAAGTGCAGGGCGCAAATCACAATCAACCATTCAGAACTTGAGATAATAATTGCGCAGGAATTGAAACGTTTGGAGCAGGAAAGAAGGAAACTGTATGGGAATTGCATGGGATCTGACCGGATTGGGATATGATGGCCTGCCAGAAGTGAATGAACATAGGGTGGGGCGGCTACTGCTTTTGGTGTAAGGAATAAACGAAGCATCGGAAAAGGAGGGGATGTAGTGTAGAAAGCTGGCAGCAGTTTATAGACAGGTTTGAAAGGGTGAGGTGAAAGGATGGACAAGCAAAGCCTGATGGGCTACCAGAAACTAAAACGGGAACAGGCACTCCTGCTTCGGCGCATGAAGGTGCTCCGGGAAAAGGAAGTGCCAGTGGTCATGGGGAAGGTGAAAGCCTCCTCGTGTGATTTCCCGTACATAGAGCACCGCCTTAACGTGCAGATGGACGAACCAGTGGAGTCAGACCGGATCAAACGGATGCTTAGGATTTACAGGGAGCGCCAGGAAAAGATCGGGCAGCAGATGCTTCAAATTGAGGAGTTCATTCATGGGATCGAAGATGCAGAAATAAGGCAGATCTTTGAATTGAGGTTTATTGAGGGATGGAAACAGGAACAAATAGCCAAGGCAATACATCTTGAAAGAAGTAGTGTGTCAAAGAAGATATCCGCATATATGGCATATTCACGCCATTTATAGAAATGAGAAATTACATCGGTTGACTTTTGTATGTGATCTTATTATAATCCGGTTATAGCTTCTTTGGATAAATAAAAAACAGGAGGTATGATTGCCATGTCAAAAGCCAGGCAGGAACCAAACCCTATGGAAGAACCACAGACTGCCAGAAAAGACCATTCTGAACTGCTGAAGGGGATTCGTCAGTATTATGAGCTGTTGGTCAAAACAAAACAGAGGGGAAAGCAGAGTTATAAAGATATGGGTGGTAAGATGGAGTACGAGTACACGTTCTTGCGGAAAGCAGAAGCACACACAAATATTGCGGAGCCACCGGGGGATATACAGGGGAAGCTCCACTAGTAGCGGGTGTGGTCTGCAACTTTCACACAATTCACAAAAATCCGTGCTATAATTTAAAATGACAAAGGTGTCAGCAGGTGCGGATGCGTTTGTCCCTCTTGTAAATATATTTATAAACTCCAGGAAGAAGGGTGCCATTTGGCATCCTTTTTTCTGTCCAGAAAGGAAGGTGTTGCCGGATGGCACTGACAGGGAAGCAGCAGCTCTTTGTCGAAGAATACCTGATTGACCTGAACGCAACACAAGCAGCCATACGCGCAGGGTATTCTGTGAATACAGCGGAAGCAATTGGGTTTGAAAACTTGAGAAAACCTAAGATTGCACAGGCGATTGCGGAACGGATGGCGGAGCGGAGTCGCAGGACGGGGGTGAACCAGGATCGGATTGTTCTTGAATTAGCAAAAATCGCCTTTGTCAATGCTGCTGATATGATTGATCCGGAGAATGCCACAATCAAGGAAGATGCATCCTCTGATGATACTGCGGCTATTCAATCGGTAAAAGTAAAGGTGATCCCAACAAAAGAGGGTGAAGGGGTTGAACGTGAAATCAGGCTGAACGACAAATTGAAAGCCCTTGAACTTTTAGGGAAACACTTGGGTATGTGGAATGACAAGTTGGATGTGAACCTAAATGTCCCAGTTGTTATTTCAGGGGAAGATGATCTTGAAGATTAGTAGTCAATACGTTTTTGATTATCAGAAACATATCTATTTGCCTGAGCAGTGCGCAGTCACTTCCGGTAAGCGTAAGATTTCCCTTCCTGAATACGTTGGTAAGGGGTATGGCTCTTTCTGGAAGTGGAAAGGCAGATACCGGGTTTGCAAGGGAAGCCGTGCAAGCAAGAAATCAAAGACAACCGCTTTATGGTATATCGTGAACATGATGAAGTACCCTGACGCTAATCTGTTAGTTGTCAGGAAGGTATTCAGGACACTAAAGGATTCATGCTTCACGGAATTAAAATGGGCGATTAACCGTTTGGGGGTTCAAAACCACTGGGAAATAAAAGAAAGCCCCCTTGAAATGACCTACAAGCTAACGGGACAAAAGATATATTTCCGGGGACTAGATGATCCCTTGAAGGTTACTTCGATCACCGTTGAACATGGATATCTGTGTTTTATGTGGATCGAGGAGGCATATGAGATCGGCAACGAGAATGATTTCAATATGCTGGATGAATCCATCCGTGGAGCAATCCCCCCTGAAACGGGGCTTTTCAAACAGATCACTTTGACCTTCAACCCGTGGAATGAACACCACTGGATGAAGAAGCGGTTCTTTGACAACCCGGATGATGAAACCCTTGCCATGACTACGAATTACCTTTGTAATGAATGGCTGGATGAGGCGGATCGCAAGGTGTTTGAAACCATGCGCCTGAACAATCCCCGCCGTTACCGTGTGGCTGGTTTTGGTGATTGGGGTATTGTTGAAGGGCTTATCTTTGAGAACTGGGAAGAAAAGGCTTTCGACATTGAGGAAATCCGCAGGCTGGCAAGCGTCAAGTCTGCTTTCGGTCTGGACTTTGGTTATACAAACGATCCTTCCGCTTTGTTTTGCGGTCTGGTGGATGAAGCAGCGAAAACCTTATGGGTTTTTGATGAAATGTATAAGAACGGCATGAGCAACGAAAGGATCGCTTCGGAAGTCACCACAATGGGATATCGGAAGGAGCGGATCAGGGCAGAAGCAGCAGAACCGAAAAGCATTGACCGCTTGTATGAATTGGGGCTTTCCCATATCCAGCAGGCAAGGAAGGGCAAGGACAGTGTAAACAACGGCATTGATTACCTGCAGGACTATCACATTATTGTTCATCCCCGGTGTGTGAATTTCATCACTGAAATATCTAACTACACATGGGACACGGACACAAAGACCGGAAAGCGGTTGAATAAACCTATTGATGATTTTAACCACCTGATGGATGCTATGCGTTATGCTATGGAAGATTTCAGTATGGGGGACGCTTTCAGTTTTGAATAAGAATATCACATTAGTAACAAATAGCCTTGAAACCTTGAAACAGTGATGTTTCCGGGATTTTGTATTTATTGAAAAAATTGAAAGGGGCTGAACAATGAAAGTTCTGATAAATGGCTATCCGTTCAAGGT